GTCTATAGATTAATATGTAGTCATAGGTGTAATCAGTAGTTGATGTACGTAATCCAGTATCAGTAAATGTAATTCGACCTCGACTATACGCTACTGACGATTCAATCTCTGGGCTAAATTCAGAAGGAAGTGTCTCAATGCCTTCACCGGGCGGTGCAACAATGTTATAAGCAGATGTCGCACGCCATGCTGCTGGTGCTGACTTCCACCGAGTGTAAAGGTACTTATATCTATTGTCTGGTGTAAGCCCACCTTGTCTTACGATATCACCAAGCCCAATAAGAACGGCATCAACAGGGACGTCTGGAATATCCTCGTCAAAGCGTAAGTATATTGCCGTAACAGCATCTCTATTAGCACCCGGGATTGGGAATAACTGAAATTCCAAGAACCTAGTCTGAGTATTGTATGCAGCCTGACCAGTCCACACGATAGATCCAGCCTCTTGTATGCCAAGACTAATAGGTATCTCACTTATCCGTATATTTGGATGTAACTCTGCGCGTATTCCAATGCCCCTATCGTTTGACATATCGGGAGTGCCAGCGACAGCCAGCTTTATCAATCTGTTCTGTACGAATCCACCATAGAGTCCACGTACATTAGTATTGACCTGCGCAGCTTTAAAGCCAGCAAGTCCTAAATCGGTAGTTGTTGCATTGTCATTTGCACTAGAAAGAACACTATATAAGTACACACCATCAATAAGCACACCGGGGTCGTCCTCGCGTGACCAACCACTATTGCTAATCTGTAAACGTAATGCTTGAAGGTTTCCTTCAAACTCACGGAAATCAATGAGGTATTCAAACTGCACCCAGTCGGCGGTAGTTTGCTTAGGAGCTGGATCTGCAACAGCAGAGAAGAAAGCGCCATTAATAACGTTCCCCGCAGTAACACTCGTACTGCTATGACCATACACTGAAACGTTTAAGTACTGTCCATTGAACGGCTTTGCATCATCGTAGTTCATTAAGTAAAACGATAACTTAAACAATCCATTAACTTTTGCAGTCCCACCATTTTGTGCATAGGTAGGTAGGCTAATGACATCCTGAATAATATAATCACTAGGTTTATCTATGTGTGCAATATTTCCAGTTGTTCTTCCATCTGCACCTTGTGAAACAGTGCCTTTTTTACCAGTCCATGGAAGTGTTTTAATATTGACGACTTGACCAGAGTTAGTACCGATAGATGGAGAGCCAGCAATGGTATTCCAGTTTGCACACGTGGTTCCAGTTGCTGTGGCAAAGATTGGGTTTAATATTCGGTTATCGGATGGACTTGCACTGCTGAATGTAGCCTGTGCTGCAGCATCACCATATGTTCCAGAGGTATACGATTTAACAGCCTTTACAATACCGACGGCATTTGGCTTAGTAGATGTTGGGCCAGATACACTTGGCAAAGATGCAGCAATAGTTCCATTAGTACGAAATAAAGAAAACGTAGATCCACTACCACCAACACCATAAATGTATCTCCCGTACTGTGTCATGCGCACAAGTTTCCCCGCAGAGGGGAAACTAAATGATGCACCTGTAGTTTGGTCTGTTAGTTCTGTCTCTACTGCTGGAGCACCAGATGGGTCAGTTGCATACAACTTTCCATTCTTAGCGTAAACCAACTTACTAACGACAGCCGAACTTTTAAGTGCTGTAAGTTCATAAACAGGATTTGCATTAAACGTGTTCATGATCCCACGGAAACCGTTGCGCAATACTGGCGAGTTTCCATCAATCATCATGTTTTCAATGTTCTGTGCATATCCGTCTTTCAACTTATTTGGCTGAATACGTGTATCCATACCAATCCACGTAACGTCACCAAGTACGTAAGATTGTTGATTATTCATTGCTCGTATAGCCATTACAAACACCCCTTACGAGTAAACTGTTTACTCAGTGTTCCTTCTCTAGTCACTGTACATATAGTAGAATCATCGCGATAATATCCACGACTAGCTATTAATCTACTAATTGAATACATCCTAAATATTGGCAAAGTATACGGTAAAACAGATTCTCGTCCGTCTGATACTGTGCAATTTATGTTGTTGCCACGATGATATTCACTACCAGATATTACTTCACTAAGATCGTACATTCTAAAAATTGGCAAAGTAAATGGTAAATCCGCGTGACTATCTAAACACTGAACTTGATTAGTCAACCAATTAGAAGATAGTGTTGGTGGAACACGCCAAGGTGGGCATTCACATAAATCAGCATATATTGCATTCGCTGTAAAAGATGCACTTCCAGTCATACTGACTGAAGATGGAGGAATAGGCCCACCAGTGACAATACTTGAAACTACCGTACTAGCAAATGCACTTAATGTTGAAGACGATGTATATGTTGGAGTAGAACTTACATTTGCTCTTGCTAGAATAGATCCATTGATAGTCCAATTAGCAACAGATGATGTAGACGCAAATGCAGATAACGTACTATTGGCAACACGCTGCGGGTCAGATGAAAGAGTTGCAAAACCAGATAGCGTAGAACTTAAGGGTCTGGTTACATTAGATGTAAATAACGCAAATCCAGTAATTAAAGAACCAACACTAATTGTAGGTGTTGTTGAAACTCTAGCAGAAGCCGACATCACAGAAGCTGATGTGCCTTGCGTAGAAGCAACTAACGTAGCAAATGCTGACTGTGTACTTCCTACAGATATAGTTGGCGTAGATGTTGCAGTAGCAAACGCCGACATTGTGGAAGATAACGATTTTGATGCAGAAGATGCAACTGTAACAAAACTAGATAGTGTGCTGCCTACAATTACACTGACACTAGATGAGCTAGTCGCTCTTGCAGATAATGTTGACCCAACTAAACTTATTGGTAAAAATGATGTTGTTGCACGTGCAGATAACGTTGATGATACCGAAACATTTAAAGAACTTGAAGTACTGGCAAATGCAGATAACGTGCTAGATGCTGTTCTTGTAACGTCAGCCGTTACAGTTGCTTTTGCTGATTGCGTACTGTTAACGGATATTGTAGGCGTTGAAGATAGGGTAGCGAAAGCACTAAGGCTTGCTGATTGATTACCACCGGGAGCAGGTGGTGCAGCAAGCCTTGCGGCTAAAAATATCGCTGTTATATAACCAGCGCCAAGTGGTACTGCCATTAGTCTAAGGTAATACTAATGCCTGTATTATTTGGAAACGTAATTGTTTGACCACTGCCAAGAGTAACTGACCCACCTGTGATGTCACCGTAAAATAAAATACTAGTATCTGTAGTGGCAGTAGCACTAATAGTTGCTGATGTGCAAATGGCAATTCCTGTAATAGTAATCGCACCAGAAGCAGTAAAAGATACGGCTGGTATATTTGTTAATGGACCCGGAGTTGCTGTACTTGCTGCAGTATTAACACCACCAACTCCAAAGACGGCAGCTGGTGATGTGCCAATTGCTATTCGTGCACTATAACCTCCCGTGCCTGATGCAATTTCAGCCAAAGCAGCATCGGATGTGATGTTTGACATCAATGCTAAATATAACTGAGTTCCCGTAGTTCCATTTCCACCAAAAGGACCAAATGAAGTATTGCGCAATAAATGATTAATTACTGCTGCTTCTGTTGCGTTTGTAAACGCTGTTGTTGTTGCCATGACTATGCTCCTACCTTTACAATTGGATCCGCAGTAACGCTGGTTGTAATTGGTTGTGACCAAATTATTGTAGTGTCAGCTTCATTGTACACATTAACTTGTGTGCCACCTGACGCATCTACCTTGTTTCGTAAAATGCGTAACGCATTACGAACTGTACGCCCACTGGATGTAGTGGACACTTCATTTCCAGAACTATCAAGATTACGTTTAAGAATAGCATCAGCTATTTCTTCAGCCGCATCAGTAGCAAGTGCATCAGCATCAATAGCACCAGTAGCAACAGAAGCTGCGGTAATACCACCAGCAGCAACTGATCCAACGGAACCTGTTACGTTACCAGTTATATTGCCTGTGACATTAAACGTCTGTGTACCAGACAGTGAGTAACCAGTCTTGTCGGTGTTTGTAGCAACCGTAACCTGCCCAGTAGCATTGCCTGTTGGTAAAGCACCAGATGTCCCTTGTGCAAAGTTTGGTATTGCTGTAAGGCCTAGTCGTACCGCATCATCAGGGTTAAACCCTACGATCTGATATTCAAGAACTACAGGAGCCATGTTGGTCGCACCCTTGAGCATTACAACAGATTTGTCAGCTGTGGCAAACACGGCATTAGGGATATCGATCCTGTACAGTCCCGGCATATTAGTACCGTCAACTGCAATAAAGCCACCAGAAGACCAAGCTGCATCTGCAGAAGCTAATGTAACAAGCGTTATGCTTGTTCTTAGTCCGCGCTCAACAACAAAGTCTGCAGTAAGACCAGCCGAGTTAAAGACAAGTCCAGTAAGGCCAGCACCTGTTGTACTTGATGAGTTCTGTATAAAAACATATTCAGTACGACTGGTGTTGTTAAGTTGTACTAGTTGTTTAGCCACGTATGCCTCCTGACATTCCCGGATGGACTAACATACCGCCACCACTAGCCGATGCAGTAAAATCATCAATAATTAACTGCATTGGCATCCACGATGTTGTTGTGTCAGTCCAAGCACCAGTACCCGTACGTGTAGTTAGATGGAATGTGCCATCAGGAATAAACGCACTACTACAGTCCCAGCCTCCACCCATTTCAATGTACGTCATACACCCAAGTGACGCAGACGTGGCTTGAACTGCTATTCTGTAATCTGTATTAGGTGATAACGCCGTCAATGACGATTCGTCAAAATAGTAATCACGCATGAGTAGAGAGGCTGAATTGAATGCTTCTTGATTGGTGTATGACCTATTTTGCAAAACTGTACTTGATGAATCGTAAAGATTTAAATCCCACGTAGATGCACTGTTTGTAGGTCCTACAGCCATGCGTACTCCAACGACTTTGAATGTCGTACACAAGGATGCTGGAAGTTTAAACTTCATGCCTCTTTGATTTGGCGATGTACCAGAGTTCCATGAGCCTTGGTTACCCCCAGAAGTACCAATTCCATATTGCCTTGTAGATGTGCCACACCCAAAATTCGGAAGTGTTGCTGTAGTTGATTTACCACTCGCAACTCCATTATCAATATTGTAAGTGTATGGGAAGGTTAAAAATGCTGGACCAACACCAGTACCACGAACTGTATAAAAACGAACTTTATTACTAGCGTCAAACGTGCCAGATAATGCAAATATGACAATAGCGTAGTATTGACCACGGGTAATTGTAGCGGTTGTTGATAACGTCCATTGCTTTGTAGAAAAGTTTGGGAAGTTTGTTCCGTTCATGGCAAAGTCACCATAGCCAAGCCATGTACCACTTGGTAGTCCAGTAGTTGTATTTACGGATTGAATTCCTACCCGGACAGTGCCTAAACTTCCCGTTAAAAGGTCAACGTATCCAGTAACCCTATCAATAACAGCATCTTCTTCTGCCATTGTAATGACTGAAACGTAGTCACTCAAAGCCCTTATTTCAGGACTTGTAGGAGAAGCAACAGATGAAAACATCGGTATCGAGGTTGGTATAGTGGCTCGTATTTTAGCCATCGCGTTTTACCCAGATTCCTTGCGGGTCATCAGTGTTAATAGTTGCATTAATGCTTACATTGCCAGTTTTCATGTACTCAATAAACAACAACGACCGCAATAACTGACCAGATATTTCGTTAAGGACTTCGTACGAGTAAGACTCAAGGTCTGCCGGTGAAGACGTGCCAAATGTCTTGTCATTAAATTTGACACTCCACGATTCATCAAAAACAACATCCTCTAGCGTAATTGTACGTTGCATGTGCTTGCCTTACGACGGATCTACCGTCACGTCAGAAGTGTTAGACAACGATCCAGTCCATGCCGTGTCTGCATCGTTCTCCTTGTATACGGTCATTGTGCCGCTTCCTACGGCTACTTTATTACGCAGTGATCGCAATGCAGAACGTACAGTACGCTCGTTCAACGTACCAGCATTTGTACCGCTTCCAAGGTCTGCGCTTAGAATGTCGCTGGCAACAGATAGCAGTTTGATAGTCATTACCGCGCCGTTAGTACCTGCAGCACCCTTTACAACAACTGTAACATCATCAGCGCCAAGAGCGACTGCAGCATCAGGAAGATCTAAACGGTACACACCCGGCATTGTAGAGGCGTCAACTTCTTTAAATCCGCCAGACACCCAACCGTCAGTCATATACGTTAGATTGACAAGAGTTATTGGTACGCGATTACTGCGAGTGCGGTTGTACGTAGCTGACAGCCCAGCGGTTGTCGCTGTTAACCCTGTAGCACCAAGATAGAGTTCAATACTTTGTGATGTGCTACCCGGAACAGTTGTAATTGCACTAGAGTTGCGCTCTGTAGGATTATATTGACCTATGGTTGATAGTGAATATTTGACCAATGCGCCTTTATTACCGACATTTGTATATTGATTAGGAGCATTGTATATATCCGTAGTAGGGCGAACTCGTCTGTGTATAACCGTACCAGACACACTTGGAGTAATTCCGGTTATTGTAAATGATGTTGTAGATGTGACAGTAGCAACTTTAAAAATAGTACCTGCAACTAAGTTACCAACAGTACTAGTAAATACCATTGAGTCACCTACTTTGTAGACAACCCCACCTTGTGGTATTTGAGCAGTTCCAGCAGTAATTGCTACAGCAGTACTGTCCGGTTGACCTGCATTAGTTATTGCTGCATTAGTGTAAGGCGCTAAGAATTCATTAGTTCCGATACCAAATAATCTATCCAAACCTAAACTACTCTGACTTGCCATATAACTCATTTGGTCATTTGCACCGGCTACATACTGATAAGCTCCCAGCTCAGTTGCAGTTCTGTTATAATCTCCTACTAACCCACCAATAGTATTAGTTCGTATATTGGTCAGCAGACCACCCCATATATAGTTGTTATATGCTTTCCATGGATTGGTAGCATTTGTGCTTACAGATCCTAGCTCACCGCCTAAAATTGTATTATTGTAAAAAACACCACCATTAGCTGTAGACGAAAGAGTTATTTGGTTAGTTACTCCAACAAATACAAATATATTATTGTAGACATAGTAATTAGAGTCAAATGTGCCAGCACTGCTGCCAAAAGAAATATTAGCATTTCCAAAAAACGTATTATTGTTAAACCGTAAGTTTGGATAAGCTGTTGTAACTGAAAAACCTGTTTGAGAATTAGAACCACCTATTGCAAAAATGCAATTTTCAAATACTGCATTACCTCCATTTGAAACTAAGGCAAGTGTATACCTAGCCCAAATATCGAAGTATATAAATTTAAATGTAAGATTAGGCACTGTACTCGTAAGAGCCACAGCACCCTGCTGTCCACCAGATGAGTCGGAAGGTAAGTTAGTCCATCTTATAATGCCCGCAGTCAAGCCTGTAAATTGCTGACATGTTGGGTCACCAAGTACTTGTACTTCACTAGCGGGTGTTGAAATACCAACTGTTACGAGTTCGTAATATCTACCGGGAGCAATATAAATAATATCTCCGCCCGTTACTGGACTACCTACACGCAGAGCATGTTGAATAGTTTGCCACGCTTGATTGGTAGCTTGCCCTGTTCCGGCATTGGAGTTATTGCCGTCTGGGCGAACGTAATAGGTTGCCATTATTCTGCTGTTCCTGCTACGATTTGAGAAGCCATTAACAATATAAATTGATTTACTATAGACAATTGCCACGTTGAATCTTGTTGCGGCCACCAAGCAAATACAGATGTTCCATCAGGCCCAAAATCTGCAATTTGCTCGTTTGCATAGTTTGTAATTACGCCCTTGACAATCCAGTTTCCTGAATTCAGTGGATCTGGTTCTATTGTAAGATTCTGAAAATTCACTTCTTTACCTTCCGGTTTGCAATAGCAACCAACGTAAGATCACGTAGCATCTCAAGGTCTGATGTACTCATAAAGTCTAGGTTGTCAGCAATCTGACGCAATACCAAAGCCTCACCAAAAGGCACTTTGACTTCAGGGACGTTAGCGATCTTCTTTACAAATTTGCTTAGCCAAGACATGTTATTCACTTACCTTCTTTAAAGATTTCTCGATGATTAGGTTAAAAGCTTGTACCGTACGCAAACCAAGGGTGCCAAGTAAAAATGATAATCCGATCATCTGGTGTGGTTTTTCCCAGCCAAGTTGATGAGCCATTATGGGTGTTAGGTAGATAGCAGATGCCGTACCAGACAATACTGTAATGGCTCCTTGGATCACATTCTTGATCTTCTTCCAATCAGTTCCTATAAGAGCACCGACAAAGCCAGCAAGTAGCGTATTTAAATCAATCTGAAACTTATCCATAATTATTTGTTACCTTGCATGATAGGTGGCATTGCATACGGAGCACCAGGCGACTTCAACGATTTATCTAAATGCATCCACAACTTCATGCGTGATTCATCATAAAATTGTTTCCAAAATGACCTGGCTGCAATAGATGGATCATCTGTGTTTTTCATTACAAGCATCATGGCTGCGTAAGACGCAACTAGTTGCCTTAACTGATCGTCAGGTAGGAATGAGTATGCATCAGTAGAATCAAGAGCAGGTGTCGCAGGTATGCCGCACCCATGCACATTCAAAGTAACTGACGACCCAGTTGCATTGCCTGGGTATACACTGAGCACATTGTTATCTGGTCGGTACCAATAAAGGATAGAAGAAAGCGTAGCTGTTGATGTTGTTTTATAATTTAAATCATTTGCTCTAACTGATTGCTCACTGGCAGTTTGTAATCTAGTGCTGCCTACATAAACATCTTCTACATACCAAACTTGAGCACCAGTAGGGACAATGGTAGCCGCTGTAACAATACTTGTGCTGTTTAATCCGTTTGCTACGGGAAATGTCCCCACGACAGGGAAACAAACACATGATCTACATATGTTTGCTACGCCATCAACTATGTATGTCTTTACGGTTGCATCACTTGAAATAGTTGTGCCGCCGGTACCGGTAGGCAATTGACCAAGGGTTGAGTTGGTTGATTCGTTGAGTAAACGATAAACCTCTTGACGGATGGTGTCTATGGATATAGCCATTACGTAGCCCTCCTACCGTACGTTGAAGCAAAGCTCTCAACCATACCCATGCGCTTTTCGTATTCACCTTGATAGTAAGGGACCATCTCCATATCGCGTTGCTGTACAGCTTTTTTGTAAAGGACACCGTAGACAACGCAGTCATGGGCAATGCTTGGTAATGGGCACTCCTGTTGATCAGCTGGAGTCGTAGATGGATTACCAGAAGTATCGTACGTCCACGTATCACCCGGGATAGAGTAACCTTCAATCATGATCCCATTTGGAGTACTTGCAGACGGCGACGGATAAAGCTTAATTCTGTTAGGTCCAAAGATTAATGCGTGAGTAGGAATTGATGGCTGAACGTCACGTCGGTAAACGTCGTTATTACCCTCGTACCACTCGACTATTCGCATGCGTTTATAGTTATTGTCATCGTCTAAAACCATGACATTTTTAATTCTGTACAAGTCACTGGCGCAGTATTCATCTGTACCAAAGACAGTATCTAAATACCGACGACCAATGAAGCAGTCAGTTAACCTGGCTACATCATTGGCCGTCTCGTTCACCAAAAGGTCAAGACCAAACGGATCTTGATCTAGGTCACCACTAAAATAATGCTGTCCTAAAAGTCGGATTTGCCGTTTGATCTCTGCCCTTGTCATGTCTCTATTATCCCACTAACGCATTGTCACGTCCAAGGACGAGAGCTGTTTTGCTAATGGTAACAGTAGAAACGTTGGTGTTCGAAGTATTGAAGTAATGAACAGCCCAACGGGTCCAAGGTCGAAGGCTCTGCGTCATAGGAGCAGAAACAATCTTTGTGACGCCGTTAGGTGCAAGCAACTTCTGAACTACAGCACCAGTAGACGTACCCGTTACAACCAGAGCAACTGTCGGTGCTGCCAAAGTTGCAATTGTAAACGTCGTCTGTGATGGTGTTGCAAGGACCTGATAGACCTGATCTACAACTGGTACACCAGCTCCTCCAAGACCACCAACAGCGCTGAATACAATCTGATCACCTGGTACAAGGA